CTTGGACGGCACAAAGTGCGTTCTGAGCCTGGACGACGCAATGTATCAGCACCTTATTCAGGTCCTCTACTAAAAGCATCCCGCCTCACGGTTAGGGCCGCGGGGCGGGAGTTGTGTTTTCTTGGAAACTACGTTTTGATGCTCCGCCTCATTTCTTCCGCCTGACCTCGCTCGATGTCCATGCTCATCTGGTACAGCGCATAGAGCTTCAGAGCTTCGTCAAGCGTATAGACGGTCTCAAGCTCAAACTTAGAAGCCAGGTGCGCTTTGATGAGCAGATACATCCGCATTTCGAGGTCGGAGAACTGGGAAAGGTCTAATTTTCCCCATTTTCCGTATCCGGAGTCTTCTGTTGAAACGCCTCCATAAGGTTTCCAAATCGGGCTCCGAGCTTCTTGAAAAAACCGTTGTAGTTGATTTTGATTACCTCCCAGCACAGGATGAACATATCCTGGACCTCACCGCAGAAAACCTCGTCTGCGATGTCGGAGGTCATAAGTTTGACCTCGCCGTCAGTAGCCTCACACTCAACGGAGATATTTCGGTGATTGATAAGCAGCTTTCTCATAAGCTGCTCGAACTTGTCGCCGGACAGGGACGAGAACGCATCGGTGAGGGCCGGCAGAACCTCATCAATATCTTTGTCCATAATGTTGCTATCTGCGTCATCGGCAGAGGAACCGCCCTTCGCAATTCCGCTTGCCGACACGGCGGTGCCGAGAAACGGTGCTACCACAGCAGCAAGGTCGCCGCTGATGTTCGAGGCGGTGAAGGCCGGGAACGGCTTGATGTAGAATGTGCTATCGCCGATTTTCTTTTCCGTAACTTCCATTCGTTTCATGAATCAATAACCCCCTTTATTGATTGGCGGGGCTGCTCGAATTGAGCGGCCCCGCCGTTTGGTTTTTACTCCTCCAGAGTCGAAGACCCGGTATGGATCTCCCACTCACGGTTGTTTGCTTCTTTGCCGAAGCCACGGGACGCCGACTTGGACGCCCAGGCAGAATCGGCGCTGAACACGAGGCCGCCCTTCAGGTCCTTGATAAGGATGGAGAACATACCTTCTCCGTTCTGGCGATCCATGTTGTGCATCTGCTGGAGATACGCATTTGTGTCAGAGGTCTGGAGCACAGACAGCTTTACAACAGCGGTATCATCAGGGCTGATGCTACGGACGATCTCGCCGTCGCAGCCGACCTTCTTGGTGATGCCGTCGCCGTTCGGGTCGATGCTGATGAAGCTATCGTCGGCGTAGCCGGTAACAATGTGGCTGCCGAGAGCAACCGTGACCTCCTTCGGATTGTAGGTCTTGATTTTACCCATGCTTTGCTCCTCCCTTCTTACAGCTCATAGGTCAGGCTGCCCTTGAGCTCCGCAAAATGGATAGCCCCGGCGGGTCTGGCCTTGAACGTGCATTTCTTCAGCTTGCGGGAGGCTTTCTCGGATGCAGAGAGGCTGGCCGCAAGCGGGACGCTCGTCGTGTAGCCGGGAATCGGGGTGCCGTCTTCCTCGTACTCAGTCTGGGCAATGCCTCCGGCATCCTGACCCGCCTTCAGAGAGGCGAGCATCTGGTTCTGCACCAGCGCAATACCGGGATCCGTATAGGGGACCTTGGGTCGGGTGATAAACAGATTCACGACACGAACCTGCATATCGTTCTTCAGCCAGTCGCGGAACCGGATGATGTCGGCCCACTCGCCGGCAACGACCTTGCCGTTCATGGTGATGTTCTTGTTGCCCACCGTAATGAAGTAGTCCAGGTTGGCATCTGCAAGAGCCTTCATCTCGGTGGTGGTCAGCTTGGACGGATAGACTGAAGACAGGGTTTTGAACGCGGCGGTCTCACTGCCGGAGTCGTAGTTCAGCCACTTGGCAACGGCGGCGACGTTCATGTACAGGTTTGCATCGGGGATGTCCTCGTACTCCTGATTGCTGGTCTCCTTGCCGTAGATGCCTCTCGTGCGGTAGTAGACGGTGCCGACAGACGGCTTGTTGTCGTTCTGGAAGAAGTCCAGCTCGGTATAGCAGAACATCTTCTCCTGGGTCTCGATGTAGGCGGCGATCTCCTCGTACTTGCTGGAATCAACGCCAGCCGTGCAGAGCACATACCACCCGCTGGTAGCGACGGCTCGGGCGACCGTAGCGGCAGGAGACTCCAGAACGGCCTCCTCGTCCTCCGTATCGCTCTGAATCATCTTCTGGATGGCGATGTACACCTGAGTCGGGCGGGGACTCTGGGAGAACGCAACACGGGCGGCAACGCCAACAGGGTCGGCATCATCGCCAGAGGTCACGAAGCCGAGGTCTTCGACTTCGGAAATGTCGGAATAAACGCCGACATCGGGGATGTTCACGGGCCCATTCGGCACCTTTACAGGGCCAGGGCCCAGAATCAGCAGATTGTCAAAGCTGGCGTCGTCGACAATGGGGCTTGCAATGTCGATGTCGACCGTAGCAATCTGGTCGTAGTTTTTACTCATATGCCTTTTCCTCCTTTGCTTCGGCTTCGGTGAAATAGCCGGTAGACTGGTTCGCCAATTCTTCAGACCCGCCTCCGCTGGACGTATGCTCGAAGTTTGGCGTGATTACAGCGTCATCGTAGTAGTTGACGCCGGAGCTGCCAGTGGTGCTGTCTGTGTCCTCCCCGCCGAGGTCCTGGATGCTGTTCTCGGTGAGAATGGCGGCGTATCCGACTGCTTTCTGGGTGAAATAAAATTGGACCGTCAGCCTGGAACGATACTCGTAGTTGTTGTCGTTCACAATGCCGGTAAGGTCAGTTGCATCACCGTCTATGAGGATGGAAACGTCGTTTCTGTGGCACCATTCGATGGTGTATTCGGAATTCAGAAAGTCCGCGAGAGCGAGCATATCGTCCATTGCGGTGTTCTCATACGCCACGGCTTTCCCGGTCTCAATGTCGTAAACAGGCAGGCCGTGGGTGAATAGGTCTATCTGCATACTGATACGGGACTGATAGTACGCAGCGACCTCCCCTTCCACGTTCTGGTAGACTGGGTTTAGTGGGCGGCGTACATTTCCAGGCGTGATCGTGACGAGGGGCAGAGCCGGCTTTGCTATTCTGCTCTGCCGGGTGAATGTGACATTGGCTCCTGTGAAGTAGCTTTGCAAGAGGTCTCGGAAAAGCTCTTTCGCCTGTGATGCTCTCACAAAGCGTCACCTCCAAAGCCTGTAGTGGTGTCGGTCCATCGACCCGGCTCCCCGTCTGGAGGGTCAAGATCAAGCTCTCCGGAGGCGTCCGTAGGGACGAGGACGAATTGGTAATCCGTGTGGCTCAGAATCGTATGGTCCCAAACCTGAGCGGATACGCACTCATACCAGTTGCCGTAGTAGAACAGGAGGTCTCCCCTCCTGTTCGCCGTTTCGTCCGCAGTGAGGATGGTGTCTTCGCTCTGGGCCTCAAGCCGCTTGACCTTCCTCTCTCCTTCTGGCTGCGCCTGCATTTGGTCGCTACCGGAGGGATGGACATTCGCGCTGATTACCAGGTCTTCGTAGCTGGAGGTCATATAGCCCTTCACATTCCTCTGCTCACCGAACCGCCGAATCCAGTAATTCTTGTTGAACAGCCTGATATTCATTCGCCGCTACCTGCCTCCCTCACCACATAGTTGACAGACTGCCTCATATGGCCGGTGTCAATCAAGGGCTGTTCGGAGCCCTTCTTCGCAATGGTGGACGGTGCGTTCGGCTCGAACCCGCCGTCCACAATCTCCTTCTGAACGAGTCCCTTGCAGAACACACCAAGTTCGGTCAGTGCATCTTGAGCGGATGCTCCGCCGATGATTGATTGCTCAAGATGCTCGCAGGCAGCCTTGAGCTGGCCTTCATGGTTCTCAAAGCTCTGACGCATAAATGGTCTGGCTGGAGTGCTGGACGACCCAAGCTCGTTGATGGCGGCGACCACAGCGAGGTCAGCTCCGTCTTCGTAAGGATCCTGCCCGGATTGGAAACCGACACAGACCTCAAGCGAAGCCAGCTTGTTAAGCTCCGCGAAGTAGCGTTTCCCTTCAGGAGTCATATCTGTGAAGCCCAGCGCCATGTCAACAAGCCTCCCCGGAGCAATGGATAGGCACAATGACCATGCGCCTGATTTGGAGATACTGTACGCCGTATGCAGTAAGGCCGAGTTCGGCATCCGCTGCGAGGTTGGAACTCTGATTGGCCCCAAAGCTGATGCTGCTGCCGCCCTCGGATACGCTTCCAACAGCGAAGCCGGTGCCGATAGTGCCAATATCTCCGAGAGGATTATCTCCCTGACCGGCCATTTTCAGCTTGTGACACACGAGGAGGGCTATAGCCTGCTCATACAGCTTTCCAAACTGCTTCTTGCTCACCATAGGGCGAACAAATTCGATCCATTTTTCAAGCACATCGTCGCCGACATCCTTGAACTCCTCACCGACGAGGCGGATCGCTTCAATGACCGTCATGGCGGCACCTCCGTTACTTGCTCTGCGGGGCGGAAGTCT